GATTAGCAAAATTCAAGCAAGCAGAAAAGAACTTGAAAAGAAAATCGTAGACTTAAATGCTAAAATCATTGAAGCCGATGGTGAACTCCGCAAGCTTTATATGAACATTGGTTCTATGGAAGCAAACATTGAGAACGCTAAAAAACTACAAATAGAGCTTGATAATCTCCGCAATCAATATGCAGCTTATGACTATTTCATGCGCTGTATGCATCCAAACGGTATTTCATATGATATCATCAAGAAGAAGCTTTCAATCATCAATAACGAGATTGCCAAGACATTAGCAAATATTGTAGACTTTGAAGTATTCTTTGAGGACGATGGTTCAAAGCTAAATGTTCTAATCAAACATCCAAAATTTGAACCACGCCCAATTGAAATGGGTTCTGGTGCAGAAAAGACAATTGCTTCTATGGCTATTCGCCTTGCTCTTCTCCAAGTATCCAATCTTCCAAAGAGCAATGTCTTTATCCTAGATGAGCCAGCAACCGCACTAGACGCAGACAATATGGAAGGGTTTATCCGAATGATTGATATGATTAAAGCACACTATGATGTAGTAATTCTTATCTCACATCTTGACGCACTCAAAGATATCGTAGATACTACTGTTACAATTGAAAAGAACGGGAGCTATTCATATGTCAACATTTAAAAACTATCGGATAAAAGTAGCCGACATTATCGACAACCCAGATGGTTCTGCAAAAGTTGTTTTTGATATTGAGGATGGATTTGAAGAAGAAATAATCAAAATGCATGGTTGGGAAAAGTGGGAGCAAGAAAAGTTTGAGCAACTATTTATTTCAGCACTTAAAGATTATATAAAATTCAAAGAAGGAAACACAAATGATGGCAATTTTTAAACATGGTCTTGATAAAGTGTTGGACAAGTTAGTTTCAAGAAAACTTCTTGTATGGCTTACTGCCACAGGGTTGTTGGCTTTTTCAGACCTCTCTTCTTCTGATTGGGTTTTGATTTCTGCTATTTATATTGGTAGCCAATCAGTTGTTGACATAGTTGGAAAATTTAGAGGAAGTGTTTAGTTTTCTAAAAGAAAATTGGAAAGCGGTACTTGCAATAGTTTATGCTATTGTAGTACCGCTTTATTTTTTAAACTATACGAGTAATTTGAGAAAAGCTTTAGATTCTTCTAGAGATTCATCAAAAGAACAGATTAAAATTTTGCAAGATACAATTGATAAACAAAAAACATATTATGATGGATTGTTTATGCAATATCAAGTAGATTTAAATAATGAACATATAAGACACGATGAAGAGATTAAAAAGATAAAAGAAACTCAACAATATCAACAAATGTTATTATCACAAAGATTGCAAGACCCGACACAATTAGCAAATGAATTAAGAGGAAGGTATGGATTAAATGGTAATTAGCTTGTTACTACTATTGATAAACCCAGCATATGGTCAAGAATTTCAAACCATAAAACAAGGAGAGGTTGCTCCGTTTAATGGCGCACTAATAACTCCAGATGGAGTAGCGACAATAATATCCAAACATCAAGAAGATGTTTCTATATGTGAAGAAAACTCAAAACATGAAATAGAAAAATTAAAAATCTCTAAAGATGCACAAATATCAAAATTAGAATTTGAACTTAAAACTTGTCAAGAAACAAATAAAAGCATAATAGAACAAAAAGATAAAGAACTTGACAAAGCATATGAGATAATAAAGAAGCAAAATAAAAACATGGTTCCATTATGGATGGGAATAGGATTCGCTACAGGACTTGCAACTTCATTTGGAACATATTATGTTTATGATAGTATTAATAACGATTGAGTGATTTATGAAAGACCCTAACGATATTGTAAAAATAGAGAAAGCTATTGCTCAAAAATATGGCACAGAAACAATCTTGAATCCAAAATCCTTGTGGAATGAAGATAAGGAAACGGAATATTTAGAGCAAGTCAAAGAATTAAATAAAAAACAAACAATTATAGAAGATAAAGAACATAAAATTGAAATTGATGGTGTTTTTATTTCTAAAAAACTACTTAATAGAGAAAGCAATCGGACCTGTCCTGTTTGTTCGATATATTCATTTTCTATAGAAGATGATATGTATATGAATAAATATAGATGTTGCTATAAATGTTATGTTCAACATGTAGAAGGTAGAGAAGAGCGTTGGAATACTGGTTGGAGGCCAAATAATGTTAATAGCAAAAAATAGATTAAAGCAAATCATAAAAGAAGAAATGGAAGCAATAAACCGTTCAGAAGATTTGCCACAAGGCTATGATGATACCGTTCAAGGTCAAGACCAAGAATTAGATTACGAAGGCTATATGACCAAAAGCCAACTTTTTAAAATTGGCGAATATGCTTTAAAGCTTCACGATATGATTGAAGACGGCGAGAATCTGCCAGAATGGATGCAATCAAAGGTTGCACAAATGGCACAATCAATTGGTGATGTTTATCACGCTTTAGAATATGATAAATCAAGAGGCGTATCTGAAGAAGACGATTACCAACAAGAATAATATTAAAAAGGAATTTAAATCATGAGAATAACAGAGTCTCAATTAAGAAAGATAATCAAAACCGAATTAAGGAAGGTGTTGGCCGAGAATGTTAGTGGTAGTGGTGTTAGTTATACTGAAGATGGAATTTTTTTAGACGGTGAACAACTTCCTATTGCAGAGATAATTTCAGCTCTTAAAGAAAAAGATAGTAATACTACCAAAACTAAACTTTCTGATATGCTTGATTATTCTAGCGCAGAATCATTTGAACACTTAAAAGAATTAGCCCGTGAAATTGGATACGATGTTGCAGAATTGGCACGTACTGTTGCATTAAGCATGAATGTACCTTTAATAGAAGAACCAAAACCAGCCCCATCAACACAATACCAAAGACCATCGGGTCCACCTGCAAATCATGATTATTCTGCGGAAGCTCGCGCCCGCCTAGCGGCAGCAAACGCCAGAAAATAATAAAACAAAGGAATTGAAAATAAATGGCTACAACTTATGAGATAATTCAAGGACTCCATCAAGCAGCAGCAAATGCTTATGACGGTTCACAATCACAAAGATACGCTCTTGATGGTGAACCACGCAAGATTGGGCTTGTAAGAGAAGATGGTGACCCATTGCTCGATTCAAGAGTTGTGGATGGATTCAAGATTAAAATTATGGGTAATAAGCTATATTTAACATATCAAGTAGATGTTAAAATGGACCAATATCATGACCCAAAATTTAAGAATGAAATATCTGACAGAGTTGGAAACATTAAAAGTTTCCTCATTAAAGAGTACAGGAAAGTTACTAAAGGTTCAGTATCTTTAAAAGAGCATGGCGACTTACAAATTAGAGTAGACCCAATTTCAAGAATTAGAAATGCCGTATATGCTAAACAATGTTATGAAATTAATGGTATGAAAGATGTAGTACCAGTTGGTCAAAGAACTGGTGACCCAACCCGTGATATCACCAAGAAGTTTTTGGCTATGGGTAGACAAGACGCCAAGAAGTCAATTAACGATACAAGAAAAGAAACAAAGAAAGACTAGTAAAAAATGTTATGTCTTATAAATTTACAAAAGAACAAATACAAAAAGAAATATTAAAATGTGGTCGTGACCCTGTATACTTTATCAATACATATGCAAAAGTATCACATCCAATTCGCGGCCCCATACCGTTCAAGACATATCAGTTTCAAGATGAAGCCCTTAAGAACTTTATTGATTACAGATTCAATGTAGTTCTTAAGGCTCGTCAGCTAGGTTTATCTACAATAGTAGCTGCTTATATAGCATGGCTAATGTTGTTCCATAGAGATAAGAACGTATTGGTTTTAGCAACCAAACTGTTATCAGCAGCAAACTTGGTAAAGAAAGTAAAATATATAATAAAGAATTTACCAGCTTGGTTGATAATTGCCGATATCTCAATCGACAATAGAAATTCATTTGAGCTTTCCAACGGCTCTCAAATCAAAGCTTCTGCAACGTCCGGTGATGCTGGCCGTTCAGAAGCTTTGTCATTGATGGTATTGGACGAAGCTGGGTTTATCGAGGGTATGGACGAACTGTGGACAGGCGTATATCCTACGCTTGCTACTGGTGGTCGTTGTATAGCTATCTCAACCCCTAATGGTGTAGGTAATTGGTTCCATCAAACTTATGTTGGCGCAGAAGCATCAATTAATGATTTTCACCCAATGAAGTTACATTGGTCAGTCCACCCAGACCGTGACCAAGAGTGGTTTGAAAGTGAAACTAAAAACTTTGATAGAAGAAAGATTGCACAAGAATACGAATGTTCCTTCAATGCTTCTGGCGAAACAGTTATTGCACCAGAAGATATTGAGTTTTATTTAGAGAAAACAACAGACCCAAAGCACCGCTCTGGGTTTGATAGGAATTATTGGATTTGGAAAGAATATGACCCAAATCACAACTACGCGCTTATAGCAGACGTTGCGCGCGGAGATGGAAGCGATTATTCAGTATTTCATGTTATGAATGTTGATACTATGGAAGTTGTTGCAGAGTATCAAGGAAAAATGGCAACAGATGATTATGCAAGATTTCTCTTCAATTGTGGAAAAGAATATGGTAATTGTATGATTGTTATTGAGAACAACAATATTGGTTATGCGGTTCTTAAAGACCTAATAAATATGGGATATCCTAAAGTATTCCATTCAGTCAAAGGAACAAACGAACATATAGACCAAGCATTGGCAGAATCTTCTAGTAACTCGGTTCCGGGCTTTACAACTTCATACAAATCTCGTCCATTAATAATTGCAAAGCTTGAAGAATTTATTCGTAATAAAGCCTTGAAATTAAATTCAAAGAGAGTTATAAATGAATTGAACACATTCGTATGGCATAATGGAAAACCACAAGCAATGAGAGGATACAACGACGACTTAATAATGTCGTTAGCAATTGCTTGTTGGATTAAAGATACTGTATTTCAAACTAGTTACAGAGAAGCAGAATATAAAAAAGCGATGCTTGGTGGTATTTTGAAATCAAATACTGTCCTCAATACTACAATTCATGGTATGGATAGATTCAACAATACAGACTTTAATAGAAAACAACAAGCAGCTATATACAATGAGTTTAGTTGGATATTCAAGGGATAAAAAATAATGGCAGACAATAAACCACAAAATATAAAGAATCCACAATCACCGTTATTTAAAAATTTAACAAGATTGTTTTCTGGACCTATCGTAAACTATCAACATGCTTATCAAAGTAGATATAAGCGTGGACAATTAGATAAATTTAATTTCACATCTGCTCAAGGTTTGGCTTTTAAGAAATCAACCTATGGTCATTATGAACAATTTTCTTCAAAGATTTTGTCTGCCCAAAATCGTGTACAGAGATACACCGACTTTGAACAAATGGAATATATGCCAGAGATTGCCTCAACACTTGACATTTATGCAGATGAAATAACAACATCATCTGAACTTACTCCAATGTTGAGAATTAATTGTCCAAATGAGGAAATTAAATATATTCTTAACAATCTTTATTTTAAAGTATTAAACCTAGAGCACAACCTATACAGTTGGGCACGTAATATGTGCAAGTTTGGCGATTACTTCCTTTATCTTGATATTGATGAAAAACTAGGCGTAAAGAACGTTATTTCTCTTCCAACAAATGAAATTGAGAGAATTGAGGGAGAAGACAAGACAAATCCAAATTACGTTCAATATCAATGGAATTCTGGAAAAATAGCTTTTGAAAATTGGCAAATTGCACACTTTAGAATTCTTGGTAACGACAGATTTTCACCATATGGAACTTCAGTATTAGACCCAGCCCGTCGTATCTATCGTCAATTAACTTTGATGGAAGACGCGATGATGGCTTATCGTGTTGTTCGTTCGCCAGAACGTAAGGTATTCTATATTGACGTTGGCAATATTCCACCAAATGAAGTGGAACAATATATGCAAAAAGTCATGACTACCATGAAGCGTAATCAAGTACTCGACCCAGAAACTGGCCGTGTTGATTTGCGTTACAATCCAATGTCAGTAGATGAAGATTACTTCATTCCTGTTCGCGGTGGAGCTGGCTCTACAAAGATTGATGCTCTTCCCGGTGGTCAAAACACAACAGCTATTGATGATATCAAATATTTGAGAGATAAACTATTTTCTGCTCTTAAGATTCCAATGTCTTATCTTTCAAGAGGCGAAGGTGCATCAGAAGACAAGGCAACTCTTGCACAAAAAGATATTCGTTTTGCAAGAACCATTCAAAGACTACAAAGAGCTGTTGTATCTGAATTAGAAAAGATTGGTATCATCCATCTTTATACTATGGGCTTCAGAGGCAATGATTTGATTTCTTTCAAGCTTGCATTAAGCAATCCATCAAAAATTGCTGCACTTCAAGAACTTGAGCATTGGAAAACTAAATTTGATGTTGCTTCTGCTGCAACTGAAGGATACTTCTCCAAGCGTTGGATTGCACAAACAATCTTTGGATTATCAGACGAAGAATTCATCAGAATTCAACGTGAGCAATTCTATGACCGTAAACTTGCCAAAGCTCTTGAAGCTATCGGTACTGCTGATGAAGGCGGTGGCGGCGGTGGAGGCGGTGGCCTTGGACTTGGTGGAGGCATGGGAGGCGAAACTGGTGGCGAAGCACCACCACCAGAGGGTGGCGCACCAGAAGGCGGCGGCGGTGGAGAACCAGAAGGCGGCGGCGGTGGAGAACCAGAAGAGCCAACTCTATTAGCCGCTCCCGGTGAAACTCCCGGCAAGAGAAGAGATAGAATGGTAAGAACTGATAATGGATACAAACCAGTAACTCATGATAAAAGAATGAGTGGAGCTAGAAAGCGTAATATGCGTTCTTCTGCTGGTGAAAGTTTTGCTGGTATGGATAAATCATTTCCCGGATATAGAGAATTTGCAGGACTTGCAAACGGAATCATGGAGATGGACAATAACGAATCTAATTATGGAGAGGATGAAGAATATCAACTATTTAAATCCGCTTATGAAATTGACCGATTAATTGAAGGTCTGGAGAATAAAAAGAATGTCAAAACCAAAGTTGAAGCACAATAAGAAAAGAAATACCGCTTTTCTTTACGAAGCTCTGGTTAAGGAATTAACAAAGGCAACCGTAGAGAAAAACGAGATAGTAAAAAAACAAATAGTCGGAATTATAAAAGAATTCTTCGCTACTGGTAAGCCTTTGGCAAGAGAGCTAGACGTTTATAAAACTCTCTATGAAATTGAAAATGTTGAAGATACAGATATGGCAAAAGCTTTGATAAATGAATCAAAGAGAGTTTATTTTTCTATGAATCAACAAGATATATTTAACGAACAAAGCCGCTTAATTAGCACAGTAAACAAGACCGTTGGCCCCACAGTATTCAGAAACTTTATGCCAAATTATAGAAATCTTGCTACAATATCACAAATTTTTGATATCGATATCCCAATCAAAACAAGAATAATACTAGAACAAAATCTTACTGATTTTATAGTATCAGAAGAAAAAGAAACAAAAACTGTACAAACAATTGACAATATTGTTTTGAAGACTTTCGTTAGCAAGTTTAATGAAAAATATAATGGAACACTTTTGGAAGAACAAAAAAAGCTTCTTACTCACTTCATTATGGCAAAAGATGGAATGGATTTGGATTTCAAGATTTATATAAACGAAGAATTAGGAAGAATAAAAAATATCGTGAATGATTCAATACAAGTTAAAAGTAATCCAAAATACGGCGAGATTAGCGAAATACTTGAGTCTTTCAAAACTAGACAGATTGATAATAAATACCTAGAAGATATCATGTATTTGCAAGTATTGGCAAAGGAAGTTGAATAATGGCAATAACAATTATAATGAAAAATGATGCCAACAAAGAAGAAGAACAAAAACAAGAAATTAAATCTGATATTACATTAAGTCTTAATATTAGAAAAACTCTCGATGGTAATTATATTGTTCGTGACCATCCGTTGATTGACATAATATTGATGCCACAAGCAAACAAAGTTATGGCCTTGTCAAAAGACACAATGGGTGATAGAACTTATTATGCACAAAATAAGCTGTTTGATTTTATGTACAAGAAAGGTGTAATAGACCCTGCGAGTGTGCAAGCGGGGAACATCTACTCCAGCTTGGAAGCAACAATCCCAAAGCCAGTAGATGCAGAAATAAATGCTATTCAAATGTGCTTGTTGGTTATTTTCAAATTCCTTGAAGAAGAACTGCCAATCTTTGCATATGAAAAACAATATGATAATTTGCAAGACAAGCACATAACAGAACCAGATGAATCTGAATCAACAGAGCTAGGTGAAGTTCCTCACAAGCAAAAGAAGGGTGCCCTTGGACAAGCGGTTCCCGGTGCTGCACAGAATGCTTATAATTATATGACTTTTGGTGAATAATGTTTTTAGCTTTATTTATATTAATTTGTTTTGGATTAACTCAAGTTCTAGTCTATGGAACAATCTTTGATTGTATAAGACCAAAACATGGATTACTTGGTGAACTCTTCAAGTGTCCAATGTGTGTTGGATTTCATGTTGGTTGGTTAATTGGATTATTAGCAAATGTATCAACTTTAATGTATATAAAACCAAATATTGTTGACTTGTTTTTATTAGCATGTTTATCCTCGGGGACTTCCTATGTTCTTTGTACATTATTTACCGATTTTGGAATTAATTTTAAAATCAACAAGACAGAAACCAAATAAAGAATCTATATAATATTAACAAAGGAAACTAAAATGCAAGACTTTTGGACTTCAAAGTGGATGTTACAACCAGTAAGACGCTGCTGCAAAGGCTCTCGGCTTTGCCGTTAAACATTATAGGAAATTTTAATTAAATGAAGATTACACAATCACAATTACGCAGAATAATCAAAGAAGAATATGTAACTGCGTTGAAAGAACAAGAACAAGGTAGCGAGATAGACCAACAAAAATTAAAACAAGAATATTATAAATTTTTGAAAACACAACAAGGTCAAATGGCTGACAAAATAGTAAAGATGTTGCAACAAAACAAAGGTGGTTTAAGTGGTCGAAATATAAAAGAATCAGTTAGTGATATGGATGTATCATTGACCGCTAGTGGTATATTGGGTGGATTTTTTATCGGACACTTAATACAGACTGGTCTAAATATGACACCAACTTTAGAAACAAACATACTTAACATGATTCTTGGCATACTTGTTGGTGGTGGTGCTGGTCTTGCAGCAGATTTCGCTCGTCATAAACTGGGCCAAGGTCAAAAATAAGGAAAACAAAATGTCTAAACCATTATTGAGAGAGTTCTTTGAATTATGTCCCGGTGGAGTCTGCGAGGATTATCTTACAGAATCTGATAAACGCTTTATGAAAACTGGTGGTCTTATTATGACAGGCGTTATTCAAAGAGCGGAAGCTAGAAATGGTAACGGACGTATTTATTCAGAAAAAATTCTTAAAAGAGAAATTGAAAGATATAGCGTGTTGGTAAAGGAAAGAATGGCACTTGGGGAATTAGACCACCCAGATACAGGTGCAGTTCTATTAGAAAAAGTTTCCCATGTTGTTACTGAAGTATGGTGGAGCGGGAAAGATGTAATGGGAAAGATTGAAGTTCTCAATACTCCAAGAGGTAAAATCTTACAAGAATTAGTTAACGCAAATATTAAAATTGGTATCTCCTCCAGAGGTACTGGTTCTGTTAGAGAGAGTAAAGAAGGCACAATAGTAGAAGATGATTTTAGCTTGATTTGTTTTGATATCGTGTCAGAGCCTTCTACTCATGGTGCTTATATGTATCGCCAAGATACATCATTAAAAGAAAATAAATCCTCAAACAGAATTGATACAATCATTCAAGAAATTTTACAAAGAAAAGGAAATAGATAATATGACATTAACACAACAAAGACTCAAGCAAATCATCAAAGAAGAGCTTGAAGCAATTATGAGCGAAGTAGAAGAAGTAGACCCAGAAGTTGCAGCACTTGAGGCAACAATTGCAGAAGCCAAGAAAAAGCTTGCTAAAATGTCTGGCAAACGTGGTATGAAAGGCAAAGTAGCCAACACAGGCAAAATGCAAAAAGTAACACCAAAAATTAATGCTAATGCTGGCAAGACAGGTAAAGCTGGTAAATAATTTTTAAATTTACTGGACAAATTTAATATGGGGTAGTATCTTATTTGATATTACCCCCTATTTATTTGAGAGTGTATAATGAATCCAAAAGACCTAAAAACTGCCTTAAAGCCAATCGTAAAAGAATTAATCTATGAATGCTTAATAACTGAAGGAATACTTTCATCCGTTGTATCAGAAATTATGAAGGGAAGTGGCAACACAATTGTATCTGAATCAAAGCAACAAGTAAGCAGTCCAAAGCAATTCAAACCACAACAAAGATTAGAAACAAACGATGAAGCAATTGCTCGTAGAAAGAAGCTAGAAGAGACATTAGTTGGCAAACTTGGTGTTAATGTTTTTGAGGGAACAAAACCTCTTGGTTCTGGTGGCAGAGAAAGAGACAATATACCATCTCAAGGAACTGCTGGAAATCCACTATCTGGTTTAGACCCAAGTGATTCTGGCGTTGATATTTCTGGTTTGTTAAATTTAACAGGTGGCTGGAAAAGGATTTAAAAAATGAATATAGGCGTTTATTTAACAGAGAAACAAGTAAGAGAAGTTGTAAGACAAGAATTACTTGAAGTTTTAGAAATAAAACAAGAAGATAATCTTATCGCAGAAGCAAGCCTTGGTAAGTTTATTGGTAATGGTATTGGTTTGGCTGCATTGTTGGCTGCATTACAACCAACTGTTGTTGCTAATGCGGAACTTCCAAGAATGACGAAAAATGCACAAGAATTTAATGCTGCTTATAATGAACTGGGATTCAAAAATTTTGAATCACGAACTTTCAATCCATATACAGGGACAAGCGAAGAAGCTGAAGAAATTCGTGAAAGACTTAAGCAAGTATTAACCAAAACAATTCCACTACAGAAAAGACAAGAAGAAGTTAAAAATGAATTAACTCAATTAAGTCAAGAATATGAGTTAAACCAAACAGAAGAAAAGTATAATCAGATAATTGAAAAACAAAAAGAAAAAAAACAATTAGAAAAAGATATAGGCGTACATTTTGCTTCAGTAAAAGATTTATCAGATTTAATTGTAAAAGAAGGCGATTTAACCAGCATGATTATCAGAGATACTATAGAAGCTGGTGGTGACATATCTTCTATCGATACACAACAAGTTGCTAGAGAATATCTGGCTAAATTTGCTAAAGGCGACAAACAAGCACAAACAAAAATTGCAAATCTAGTTTTTGATGATATTAAAGATGATATACAAAAGATTGCTACATCTGTTGTGGCTCAAGATGCAAAATTTAAACAAGATTTCATTCCAACACAGGGCGTTGGACTTGAGAAATCGTTTGAAATAGCTGCTGGGTATGCAAACATTAAATATGCAGAACAAATGCCAAAAAATCCAACAATGATTGATGTAATATATGTTTTAAGTAATGATAAAGATTTATCACTAAATCTTGATACTCCAAAGTCATATGATAATAAAGGTTCAATAATGACGCAATTTAATGTAATGTTTCGTCAAAATGATTTTACAAATTTAAATTCTGACGAGCTTTCTAAAGCAACTGAAATGGTAGGAGATAATTATGTTATTATTTCATCTGCCGAAGATGCTTCTGGTTTGAAAGAAAATAAGGTTAGAAAAATTAGACAAAGAATAAATGAATTGAGAGGTGTTTATGTCTAAAAAAAGTACGCACGTAAATGTAAAAGTCGTGCCAAAGAAAGATGAATCAGTTGAAAGAATGATTAAAAGGTTTATGAAGAAATTAAAGAAAGAAAGAGTCATAGAGCAAGTTAAAGATAGAAGATATTATGAGAAACCATCCGTAGTTAAGAGAAGAGCAAAACTTGCTGGTATTAGAAAGTGGAAAAAGCACGAAGCAGAATTTAAAAGAAAACTACTTAATGCAGAGAGTGGTAATAAAAACAACCGCCACGTAAAGAAAGGAAAAGACAACAATGAGTCTCGCTAATCCATATTTTGTTGGTCTACAAAACGTAGGCTCGTATCAAGTATCTGGTATCCCGTTTGTTTCTGGGGGTATTACCGTGGTGAAACTAGCAGCACCTACCGAGATTACATTCCCTTCAGTTACTAAAAGAATTGTTGTTTCATGTGTAAGTGGAAGCAGCGATGTTAGAGTTGGATTCTCTGCTCATGGCGTACAAAACTCAAACCACTTTACACTAAATTCTGGAACCACAGTATCATCTAGATTGACTCTTGATGTAAAAGTATCAAGTATCTTCTTGTACTGCAATTCTGGTGCTACCAACTCTTCAGTAAATATAGCAGCAGAGTTAACAAATATTGATACTCATTTATTACACAATTCTGGTCCATCTGGAAGCAATTGGTCTGGTTCAGTAGGAGTAGGATAAAATGTCTAGATATGGTTGGGCTTATGTAAATTCTATCGTTACAGGTGCTGCTGTAATAGGGCCAGATAGAGGGGTGGTGCTTAATGAAGGTGGTTACGCATCTGCAAGTACAAACTTTCAATTTTCTGGCTCTACAGGCTCAATCAATGGACAATTAAATGTCACAGGAAATGTAATAGTTAGTGGTACTCTGTATGCTACCGAGTACCACACTACCACAATTACTTCTTCTATTATATACACTTCTGGTTCCACAAAGTTTGGCGATGATGCAGGAGATACTCATATATTTACTGGCTCTATATTAGCTAGTGGAACAGCGCATATAATTACTGGTTCTTTAAACTTAACTGGTACTACTCACGCTATATATGGTAACTTGGGAAACATAACTACTGGCGATATCTCAAGTAAGGAAGTTAGTTGCACAACATTACAGGCATCAAAAGATGTTACTCTAGGAGACAGCATTTTAGATGTAATAACCATAAATGGAGTTGCATACGGCACAACTGCATCGTTTACCGAGGTTACAGCATCATCTGCTAGTGTCGGTGTACTATTAGCATCTGCTAATTCTTCTTTTGGTAAAGATTTAACAATTTTGGGCGACTTATATTCTAATGGTAATACCATTCTTGGTAATGTATCAACAGATATAATTACAGTTAATGGTCAAATTACTGGTTCAAGATTTGACATTAATGGTGGTACTATCGATGGAGCAACTATTGGTGCCTCTGTACAATCATCTGGTAGATTTACTACATTAAGTGCTTCATCTACTCTAAACATTGTTGGTATAAGTACTTTACAAACTGTTACAGCGTCTGCTGTTTCAAGTTCTGGTGTGTTAAACGTTAACGGGATTACTACATTAACAACATTAACTGCTTCTAATGGTGCTAGATTTACTGGTGGCAAAAAAGTAGAATTGACAGACCCAGCAGGAACAAACGTTAAAATTTCATTAGACGGTAATACTGGTGAAGTCTCTGGTTCTAGTAATTTTACTGTTGGAGGACAACTAGCAGTACAAGGACAAGCAACTTTTAATGCTGGTGCTACTGGTTCTGCTTTTGATATTAATGGTGGAACCATTGATAATACTAGTATAGGTGCAACAACACAATCAACTGGTAAATTTACTACATTATCTGCTTCATCAAATTTACAAGTTGGTGGGGATATAACTGGTTCTAACTTGTTGGTAAATGGAATATTTGGAGAAGCTAGGTCAAAAACTCTTTCTGCGGTATCTCCCACAGACACTACAACAGATTCTGATTTTATATTATTATATGCTGCAACTACAGCCGCTACTACGGTTACATTACACAATCCAGCTCAATCTGGAAAAATATTAATAATAAGAAAAACTTCAAATGTCAATAACATAACATTAACTTGCTCTGTTGGTGGCGCATTGTTTGATAAAGATAATACCAATACTGCTGGTACAGGAATTGTTATAACTGCTGGTACTGAAACTAATAAAATGTTTGCTAGCAGCGGTACAAATTGGTATGAAATATTTGCTGGTGGCTAATCTTGAATGCTTAACTATTTATAATTAATGGCACGCAAAAAAAAATCAGATACTGAATGGCTCCAACCAACTAGTCCACCACCACCATTATTTACAGGTGTTAAGGAAAAAGATTTCGTCAAACAAGTTAATGACGAACTCATTGAAAGAGTCATTGGTCAACAAGTTGCATATTTCTCAATTGACATTGACCGCTCTGGCTTTCATCCAATTTATGGCGAGGCAATAGAAAAAACATTCTTACCACCAGTAAGAGTGTATGCTCTCGTTAAATGGGAAGGTCAAACAAATCTATTTACAGAAGGTCTTGGTATTGATAAACAGACCTCAATTGAAATTCATTTTCACAAACGCAGATTAACAGATGACCAAAATCTGTTTGTTCGTGAAGGTGATTACGTTTTATATGGCGATAGATATTATGAAATAGTATCAACAGCCGAGCCAAAACAATTATTTGGTCAATCAGAAAGTAAATTTGAGATTGTAGCAAAGTGTAAGAGAGCTAGAGATTCTTTGTTTGCTCCAAAGTTTACTTCCAATACTGTCCCTACAAGAAGAGAAACAACTTCAACCGCAACTCCAACGTATGGTGGAAATGGAATTGTTCGTCCATCTGGTTCTGGCGGCGGTGGAGGAGGTGGTGCTACTTACAACGTGGTTTCAACTAGTGGAAATTATACAATAACTTCAACTGATTATTATATTGGAATCAATACTGTTGGAGGTTCGTTAACAGTTACGTTACCATCTGCTGCTTCAGTTGGGGCAGGAAAAACATATATTATTAAAGATATCGGTGGAGCGGTTGATACAAATGTTGGATTTGTTGCAGCAGCAGGAAGTGATACAATTGATGGATTTTCTATTATAACTGTTGATTCTCCATCTGGTGCATTCTCGCTATATTCAGACGGTACAGGTAGTTGGTATATAATTTAAAAATATTTTTATATAACATTGCTATGTCTGGTTGTCAAGACTAATTATTCGTGAAAGGCAATATTCTATGTTTACATGGGGTATTGCCTTTCTTAACACAACAAGGAAATTATAATCAATGGCATATAAATTTTCGGTAGGTAAATACAAGCACTCTGGTTCTTTAGTATCTGCTGATTCTCTTACCGTTTCAAGCGGTGACGTTTCACTTCCAAGTGGAACAATCAATACAGCAGAACTTGCTGATTTGAACGTTACAGCCGCCAAGCTTGCAGCAGAAGCAGTTGAAACAGCAAAAATCAAAGATTTGAATGTTACAACTGGCAAATTGGCTGATGCTGCTGTTACCAATGGCAAGATTGCCGCTGGTGCAGTACAATCTGGTTCAATTGCTGCTGGCGCAATTGTAGATGGTCACATCGCTTCTGCTACCATTACAAATGCTAAACTAGTAAATACTGGTTCAGTACTTGGTTCAACAGCCGTTGTTCTTGGTCAAACAGTTGCAACAATCAGCGGTCTTACTGCCCTATCAGCTTCAGCAATCTCTGGTGGTGTTGTAGTTGGTGACGGTGCTGGATTAACAAATCTTTCATCTTCACAACTCAATAACTTCACAGCAGATGTAAGAAAGCAACTATCTGTAACCGATACTGCTGAAGTTGACTTAAGTTACGCTGGTGGTGCATTCAGCGCAGATATCAAAGCCTCTGCACTTTCATCAAGCAAGTTTGAGCCAGTTACATTCTCTGGTTCAGTCCAACACAAGATGGACCAATATCTTTCTGGTGGCGACGGTATCAGCTATGCTGCTGGTGTAATCGCAGTTCAAGCAACTGGTGTAGTTGAAGTTGTTAGTGATAGAGTACGCCTCAATCAATCATTGGCTGGTAATGGTATCGGCTTTACTAATGACCCTAACGCTGGTTTGACAAAACTATCCGTAATCTACGGCTCTGGTTCAAACACAGCAGTTCAAGGTAATCAAAACTGGAGCATTAATGCTGGTAACGGTCTTACTGGCGATGCTTCTGGTCAACTCGGTGGAGGTCTTTCATCAACTCTCGCAGTTGGTGAAGGTAATGGTATCCAAGTATTAGCTGACGCAGTACAAGTTAAACTCTCAAGCAGCAATGCACTTTTTGCAGACGCTGGTGGTCTTGACCTCAAGACAACAATCGACGGTAACAGAACTTTCACAGGAACAGTAACCATTAACAACCTTAATGTTACTGGTACTATGACTGCTATCAATACTCAAAATCTTGAAGTCAAAGACGCAAGAATCCTTATTGCTTCTGGTACTTCAGCATTTAGCGCAAGCCACGGTATTGACTTCGGTGGATATGCCTCACTCTTGACTGCTGACGTAGATATGGGTGGTGTTGTTGGTGTTGATTCACTTTCATCATCATTACCATTAGTAGCTCCACAAATGAAGGCTGAAACCTTCTATGGTAGCTTCGTTGGTGCCGCAACAGAGGCAATTCAATCTGTTAACGCAGCCGCTACTGGTTCTGCTTCAATCATCCTCGCCAATGCAGCTTCTGCTGGTTTCGCTCTTGAGCTTCCAGCCGCTTCTTCATGGGCAGGTAAGACCATCAAGGTCAAGAAAGCAGATGGTTCTGACAATGCTGTTACAATTCAACGTGGCGGTACTGATACAATCGACGGCGGTGCAGCATCAGTCGTACTCGATTCACCATACGCAGCCGTTATGTTCGTAGCTAGCGGTTCAGCTTGGTTCATCTTCTAATCCTTATCTTGTACTTGGGTTATTAGAGTCGATAAAAATGTGGTGGCATCCTTTCGGGGGTGCCACCCTTTTTATTTATATTGTACTATTTATTGCATGGCATACGCATTTAACAGTAAGAACAAACAAAAGATTGGCGATTTAGTTTCAGCCGAAGACCCACAAAACAATACATTAATTGACTTTGCAGATGATAAAATATCGATACAAGTTAGTGGTTCAGAAACTTTAGTAGCACAACCATCAAACATAACAATATCTGGTACTTTAAACATTACTCAAGGGATTAATACAAAAACTTTGTCCGCTGGTGTTAGAGTAAAAAACTTTGGCCCAGTATCAACAACTGATATAACAACTGATAGTGATTTCTTTTTGTTGTATGGTACTGCGACGAATAACGGTACTGTAACTTTACATCAGCCAAATGCGAATGGAAGAATATTGATATTTAGAAAAACATCAGATTCACAAACTTTATTTATAACCTGTTCATCTGGTCTTTCTCTTTTTAATATAAATAATTCTAATGTCAACAGTTTAACAATGTCCGCTGGAACAAATACAAATAGACACTTTATTTATAATAACAATATATGGTACGAGTTATTCATACTTTAATAAATATAAATGGTTTTTTTAAAATATACCTACTATTTATCTTTGATAACTATTAAAAAGAATCTGGAGAATTATTAATGTCTTCTTTGTTGGAACAAGCAATAATTGATGCAGCAGCACTTAAAGAAGCTGCACTTAAAAATGCGGAAGCATCAGTTATAGAAAAATATTCAGTTGAAGTTAAAGAGGCTTTGAAAAGCTTATTAGAAGCAGAAGAAGACCAAATGGCTGGAATGGCTGACCCTTCTATGGATATGGGAGCCGCTCCACCTGTAGAGGAGCCACTAAAGAATATTCCTAGTGCTGCAACTGAAGGCGAAAAGCTCTGTGCTTGTAAAGAAGAAGATGAGAAAATAGAAATTGATTTAGACGCTATAGCTAAAAAGCTGTCTGATACAGAATCTGGTGAACCTATTTCTGGAAACAGTTTTGGACAAACAGGAGCGTCTGCTACAGGAATTCCTTTGAACCCACAACAACAAGCTGGTCTTGGTGAAGGTTATTATAGAATTGACAGAAACATTCTCAAAGAATCAACATCAAATGATGTTGTTTTAGAATTTAACAAGAATGAATTATTGTCAATGCTTGAAGAAGATACACAATTATCAATCGGTGGCTTATCAGATAAAGATATACCAAACAACGTAGGAAATGATAAAAGATTTAAAGGCGAAAGCTGGAGTCTCGGCGGTCCTTCAAATCACACACAAGATGCTATCAAACTTTCCAAGGCTCAAGTAGCTGCTGCCAAAGAAGAAGCAGAAGCAGCCAAAAAAGAACTTGAAAAAGCCAGAAAAGAAAGAGATAAAACAAATAAGAGTTTAGAAACTTTAGAAGAACACAAAGCTGTTCTGTCTAAAAGACTTGAGCAATATGAAAATGTTGTTTCAGTTCTAAAAGAGAAGTTGGATTCATTCGCTTTGTCTAATGCCAAACTTCTCTATGTAAATCGCGTATTAAGCAATGTCTCCTTGAATGAGCGACAAAAAACAACTGTTGTCGAAAAGCTTTCTAACGCTAAAACACCAGACGAAGCAAAAACAATTTTTGAAACACTTCAAAGTTCTGTGCAGAGTGCAAATACTAATGCAGCACCAAAATCACTTAACGAAGCAGTAACAAGAAATGTAATATCTTCAATCTCTGGCAGAAGAGAACAAGAGATAGCTCACGTTCCAGAGCTAGAGAGATTGCAAATTTTAGCAGGAATTAAAAAATAATTTAAGGAGTATTTAATATGTCAATCGTACAAAAATTAACAGAGGGTATGGTTCACCGTGACCTCGCAAAAGAAGGCGCAGCCCTTCTTAACAAGTGGGAAAAGACTGGTCTTCTAGAAGGTATCACCGACGACCGTAAGCGTTCTGGCATGGCCGTTCTTCTTGAGAACCAAGCCAAAGAGCTTCTTCGTGAGTCTTCAACAATGTCCGCTGGCGACGTTGAAGGTTTTGCTTCAGTAGCATTCCCAATCGTTCGTCGTGTATTCGCTCAATTGATTGCTAACGACCTCGTTAGCGTTCAACCAATGAGCCTTCCAAGCGGTCTTATCTTCTTCCTCGACTTCACATATACAACTGGTACAACCCCAAGACTTTCAGCCCTTGCTGGTGAATCACCATACGCTCAAGGTATTGTTGGTCGCGAAGTAACAGGCGGTGTTAACCTTTCAAGCACAAACATTGAAAAAGGTTTCTACAGCATGAACAATGGTTATTCATCACCAACTGGTTCAAAGAGCGGACTTTCACTCGTAGCTGTAACCTTTGGTACTGCTGGTGACGGATTGGTTGATTCATACCTCCGTTTCGACCCAGACGTTGCTTCTGGTACATACGTAGCTGTTGCCTCAACAACTCTCGCTGGCCTCGTAAGCAACAGCGGTCAAAACTTCAATACAAAGAACTTGGTTGCAATCAACCTTTCTTCATCCCTTGGTGGTATCAATGCCGTTGGTTCTTCTGGTCGTACCAAGCTTGTTAGAAGACTTACAAGAGTTAATGGTACAAATGTTGAATTCGTATTCACATCAACACAAGTCCCAGCAACAGCCATTACTGACGTAACTGGCGCAGCCGTTAAACTTGAGTTCCCAATTGTAGACGTATTCCAAGCTTCACCAGCAGGCGTTGACGCTCTCGGTGCAATCGCTGGTACATCAACTTGGGGTCTAGAGGCTTCAACCGAAATTCCAGAATTGGATATCAAAGTTGAATCAGTCAGCGTAACTGCTATCACCAAGAAACTCAAGGCCAAGTGGTCACCAGAACTCGGTCAAGACCTCAATGCTTACCACAACCTCGATGCAGAAGTTGAGCTTACCTCACTTCTATCAGAGCACGTAGCACTTGAAATCGACCGTGAAATCATGGAAGACCTCATCAAAGGTGCAACCGCTGGTACATTCTACTGGTCACGTTCACCCGGTTTGTTCGTCAATCGTACAACTGGTGTTGAAATCGGTGCTGCAACAAAAGCCCCAGACTTCACAGGTACTGTAAGTGCATGGTATGAAACACTAATTGAAACAATTAACGATGTTTCAGCCCAAATCCACAGAAAGACATTACGTGGTGGTGCAAACTTCCTCGTATGTGGTCCAGAAGTTGCTAACATTCTTGAGTTCACCTCTGGCTTCAGAGCCAAGGTTTCTCACGAAGACGAGAAGGGCGAAGTTGGCGCAGTCAACGTCGGCTCAATCTCCAAGAAGTGGGATGTATACGTTGCAGCAGACTTCCTCCGTAACGTAATCCTCGTCGGTCGTAAGGGTAACAGCTTCCTTGAAAGCGGTTATGTATACGCTCCATACGTACCACTCCAAGTCACTCCAACCATCTTTGGTCAAGATGACTTCGTTCCACGTAAGGGTGTCATGACCCGTTACGCCAAGAAGATGGTAAGACCAGACATGTACGGTCTTGTTATCGTCCGTGGCTTACTCGGTGAGAGCGGCGCAACCGCCTAATCTATCCTAGATAGATAAAGAAGCCCCCGACTAGAGATAGTCGGGGGTTTTCTTTTATTTATGACTATTTAACTTGAGGAGTAATTCATTGAATGGCAGTTCCAAATTTACTTCCTGTTAGTACTTTAAGTGCAGTAGTTTTACCTGTAACTGGAAGCCCAACAGAAGTCACACAATACCTTCCGTTTGCAATTTATTCTGGCTCTGATGCATTCTTAACTGGTGCTTCTGACCAAGTTGCTTATGTGTATAAAAAGATAGGAGGGGATGTACTCGATATAGAATTGACTGTTGGAAATGTGTATGCAGCATATGAAGAAGCAGTATTAGAATATTCATATATTGTCAACTTACATCAAGCACAAAATTCTTTACCAACAATGCTTGGTAAAACAACTGGAACATTCGACCAAAATGGTGAGTTAGTTGAAGATTTGGGAGGTAGAGTAGAATTAGCTTACCCCAAATACAATCTTGATATTCTTCGCAAACAAGGCGATGCATATGCATTGGAAGCTGGTGTTGGTATCAATTCAAATATCTATTCAGCATCAATACCAATCACAGATGAAGTACAGGACTATGATTTGTTCTCTATTATTCAATCAGCATCGGCAAATAACTATGACCCAGCTACTGGCGGAACAGTTCCGTTCTCTGGTGCAGTAGGAGATAAGAAGATTGTTGTAAGAAGATTTTATTATAAGACACCAGCATCGATGTGGAGATTCTTTGGTTATTATGGTGGTCTTAACGTAATTGGTAACTTATCTACATATGGTCAATATGCAGATGATAGTACGTTTGAAGTAATTCCAGCATGGCAAAACAAACTCCAAGCAATGGCTTATGAAACTTCTATTTATACAAGAAATTCTCACTATTCATTTGAAATGATAAACGGAAAATTAAGAATCTTCCCAGTTCCAAACTCATTTACTCCAAGACATTTTTGGGTAGATTTTAGTTTTCAAGAGGATGGGTGGAGAGAAAATATTTATCCTTCTGGCTCTGCACAAAATTCTAAAGAAGGTGTAACTGGCGTAAACAATATGAATACCCTTCCATTCGCCAATATTCCATATGAGAATATAAACTCAATTGGTAAGCAATGGATTAGAAGATTCTGCTTGGCTCTCTGTAAGGAGATATTGGGTCAAATTCGTTCAAAGTTTAGCACCATTCCAATTCCCGGCGAGACTGTAACACTTAACGGTTCTGCTCTGATATCAGAAGGAAAAGAGCAACAAGATAAGTTAAGAGAAGAGTTAAAGACTATGTTAGAAAAAATGACATATGCCAAGATTACAGAGCAAGTTGCAACAGAAGCAGAGAACATGCAGAAGATTGCAACCAAAGTTCCACAAAATATATTCGTAGGTTAACATGGCAGAAACTAAAGAAGAATTTATACTTGAGCCTTCAACAATCGAAACAATCGATACTGCTGTGTTTAATTGGATAAATGAACATTATGATATATACACAAATACACAAGATGGTTGGAAAAAGGTTCCTGTCATTTGGTTGTCAGCCGAAAGAGCATATCAATTAAAATCTGATAAAGATTTGAGAGATAGTTCTGGTATGTTACGACTGCCACTAATGACAATTGACAGAACAGAGATTAAGAAAGAATCAAAGAATTCAGCAGTACCAGCGAACATACCAGCATTAAATGATTATCGTGGTGGCTCTGTTACTGTATCCAGAACTGTAAATCAAGAGAAGACAACAAATTTTCAAAACGCAGATTTAACAAGAGGCATAGAAGGAACAGTAGTCAATAGAGTGGATAGATATGGAAACTTCTCAAATCCATTTGGATTACGCGACCCAAGAGCAGTTCCAACCAAAGTTGTTTATACTACCATAACTATGAACATGCCAGTACCTATCATGGTTAAATACACATTACATACTAAATGTGATTATTTGCAACAAGCAAACGAAATCATTCAAACTTTCATAACCAAGAATGGAAATAAAAAGACTCAACAAATATATGAGAAAGAACATCAATTTGAGGTCTTTTTTGAAGATGGGTTTGGTATAGAACATAATTCTTCAAATCTTGCAGAAGATAGAAAAATCTACACTTCCAAAATTAACTTCAATGTGTTAGGTTATTTATCTGGTCAAGGTAATAATCAAAATACTCCCACATTTGTTAAGAGAGAAAATGCAGTTCAAATAAAAATACCTAGAGAAAGAACGATGGTGGGAGATATCAATCAGATTGTAAATTCATTGAAAAACAAAACTAATTATAGAGAATAAAGCGTTTTGATGTAGATATAACTATTTAATACTGATAATTAAAATAAAACATTGGAGATTTAGTAATGGCTGTAGATAAATTTAAATTTGTTTCTCCCGGCGTGCAAATCGCAGAGATTGATAATTCACAAGTAACAGCAGTACCTGCTGGCGTTGGACCAACTGTTATTGGCCGATTTGAGCGTGGACCAGCAATGCGTCCTGTTCGTGTTTCATCTTTCTCACAATTTGTAGAAATCTTTGGCAATCCAATTGCTGGTAAAGTCGGTGGTGACGTATGGAGAAGCGGCAATTACACTTCCCCAACCTACGCCGCTTATGCTGCACAAGCTTGGTTACGCAATACTCCATCTCTTAATGTTATTCGCCTACTTGGTACACAAAACGAAAATGCAACCCAAGATGATGGAGAAGCTGGCTGGAGAACAACTGAACACAGCCCAATTACCGCTGGTGGTGCTTATGGCTTATTCTTAATTCCTTCTGCATCTGATGTTAATACCAATCTTGGTGTTGGCTCCCTTGCAGCCGTATGGTATTTGCAAACTGGCTCAATGGCTCTTTCTGGTGCAAACGTTACTGGTTCCAATACATCTGGCTCAAATATTCTTATTGAAGGTACTGGTGTAGCCAAGAACGAGTTTAAAGCTATTATCTATAATGGTAGTGAAGCAGAAGAATATGTAGCAACTTTCAACTTTGACACTTCATCTGACAGATATGCTAGAAAAGTATTCAATACAAATCCAATTCTTACAAACACAAGAATAACACCAACTGCTTCTCAAGAAACATATTGGCTTGGTGAAACCTACGACGCATCAATACAAAACGCAGTAAATATCAATTCATCATTGTTTGGTTTTATTGCTCCATTGATGAGCGGAACAACTCAAGGTTGTGACTATCGTGGTGGTATGCAACCAGCTAAAACTGGTTGGGTAATTGGTCAAGACTTAAATACAAATACTGCTGCATTCAATGCACAATTACAACAAAAACTATTCCGCTTGGTAGCAATTGATTCTGGTGAATGGGAAAGCAAGAATCTCAAAGTTTCTATCTACAATGTTAAAGCACCAGCAAACCCACAATTCAACCCATATGGCACATTCTCAATTGCAATCCGTCAAGCTGGCGATACTGATGCAGTACAAAAGGTTCTAGAAAGATACACAAACCTTGACTTGAATCCAGCATCAGAAAATTTCATTGCCAAGAGAATCGGTGACAAGAGACTAGATTGGTCAGATTCAGAAAGACGCTACAGAGAAGTTGGAACCTATCCACTTCTATCAAAAGTTGTATATGTAGAATTAGACGAAGCTGTAGAGCTTGGTTTGATTGATGCAGCTTATGTACCATTCGGTTTCTTCGGTCCACCAAAATTCAAGAGCTTCACAGTAACAACTGGCTCTGGTGTTCCAACCAATTCTTTCGTAAGTAATGCAGCCAAGAGAAATGCTGCTGGTTCTTCATTAGTAGCAGCTAGCGGTTCTTCTTTCCAAGCAACCTTTACATTCCCATCAATCCCCTTGATTGGCTCTGCCTCTGAAGCTGGCTTGTCAGACTTCACCAAAGCACACTTTGGTATCAAGACAACAACTTCTGGCACAACAACAATCTTTGACCAATCATATTATGATTTAGTTAAATCAAAGCCATATGGTTTCGATTCTTACGAAGCAACAACAACAAACACCACACCATCATTCGTATTCACACTCGATGATGTTAGTGGAGCCGTAGGAGCAGGTACGGGCCCAGTATATGTATCTGGTTCACGTATTGCTGGTAATTCTATCTCTGCTGTAAGTGGAGCAACAGCCTTGTTAAATGCTGGCTATAATAAGTTTACAATGCCAATGGTTGGTGGTTTCGATGGTGTTAATATTATCGAATCAGACCCATTCGCTAATGCAAATTTGGTATCTAGTGATACAGAAGTAACAAGCTATGTATACAATACTGTTCGTCGTGCAATCGATACTTGTGGCGATGCAGAGACTCTAGTAACTGATATTGTTACTATTCCGGGCATGACTCACGAATCATTAACCACTCACCTCGTCAATACATGTGAGGCAAGAGGTGATGCACTAGCAATCATTGACTTACCAGACGTTTATGTACCAGAGCATGAAGAAAGCTTAACCGCTATAGAGCGTTTGGGCGATACGGTTTCCGAAGTCGTTTCAAGTCTTCAAGGTCGTGCTTTGAATAGCAGCTATGGTGCAACTTACTACCCTTGGGTACAAATCCGCGATACCATTACAAATAGAAATCTAATGGTTCCTCCATCAGTTGTTGCTCTAGGTGCTATGTCTTATGGTCAAGCAACACAAGAACTCTGGTTCGCACCAGCAGGATTCACCAGAGGTGGTTTATCAGAGGGTCGTGGTGGTGTTCCAGTTATCGGTGTTTCAAAGCGTTTGAATGCCGATGAGCGTGATGCACTTTATGAAGCCAACATCAATCCAATTGCTTCATTCCCAGCAGAAGGTATCGTAATCTTTGGACAAAAGACTCTACAAATTACACCATCTGCTCTCGATAGAATCAACGTTCGTAGATTGGTTATCTACTTGAAGAGACAAATCTCAATCATCGCTTCAACAATTCTCTTCGACCAAAACGTAAGTGTTACATGGAATAGATTCAAGTCACAAGCCGAAGCTTTCTTAAGCAGCGTCCAAACAAGACTTGGTATTACAGAATATCGTTTGATTCTTGATGAATCAACAACCACACCAGATTTGGTTGATAGAAACATTGTATACGCCAAGATTTTCGTCAAGCCAGCAAGAGCCATAGAATACATTGCAATTGATTTCGTTATTGCAGGTTCTGGTGCTTCTTTTAACGATTAATACTATATAATATAAAGGGAGATTTAAGATATGGCATTCTGGAGTGATGCAGGTTTAGAACCAAAGAGAAAGCATAAGTTTTTGATGTTTGTTGGAGATTTACCAGCTATTTTGGTAAAATCAACTAATAAGCCAAACATGGAAATTACTGTTGGTGAACACAAGTTTCTAGGAAATAGCTACAAGTTTCCCGGTGGTGTCAAGTGGAACGATGTTACAGTAACATTTGTTGATACAGAAAATGACCAAATTGTTCAAAAAATTATGCAATTTATGAACGATGCTGGTAATCAAAGTCCTGTAAGAAAAGGAGCCGCCCTACAGGGCGGTTCCGCAGGGGCCACACCTTTGACACTTATTGACAAGTCTGGTGCTGTATCTTCTTTAAGCGGTGGAGTTATATTTCAACAAATAGATGAAATGGGACTCGTTGTAGAACAATGGCAGTTATGGAACGCTTGGATTTCTAAAGTTGATATGGGTGACGTATCTTATGATAACGATAACCAATTATCAGAATACAAATTGACAATTGTTTATGATTGGGCAGAGTTACAACAACAAGAAGCTGGAAGAACAATTACAGGCAAAGAAGATAGACAAATTTCTTCAGATGCTGATATTGCTTCTATTGGCGCACCAAGACGCACAAGATAATATAAACAAGTGATACATGACACCCGGAGATAATAGATTTAATTTCTGGTCTAGCTTTAACGCCAAACCTAAATCAAAATATAAGTTTTTGGTTAGGTTTGGCGATAATGCTGTATTTAAAAGTAATTACGATATTAACTTGTCTGGTAGTGGTTTTGGAAATGAATTTAAAAATATTCCAAACTATTCATGGTTAGTAAAGTCTATTGATAGACCAAAGTTTCGTATCGATACAGGTAAAAAATATATAGAAGGTGACGGATTCTTCATAGGGTTTGAATCTCCAAAGCCAGAAAACTATAAATGGGAACCTATTAGTATAAAATTAGTAAATGTAGGTTCTCACACTTTTCATCCTCAAGAAGTTCCAAAAGATTTAGATTATTTATTAAGTCTCTTGATTGATGGTTCTGGATATAGATTTTCAACTACAGACAGAATATCAAGGGTATCTGATATAGGGCTTCCTGCTATTAACATGGATGCTAAAGCAGCCGCAGGTAAAGACCCTATGCAGATTAGAAGTCGCTTATTGTTTGAGCCATTTGAGATAATTGATTTATCGACCGATTACCTTCCAGACTACGACAATGTTGGAACGGTAATTGGCGAAAATGGTCAAGCACAAAACGACTATACACAAACCTTTGGCAATCCAATTGACAAAGCACACTTAAATACACAAAGAACATACCCAGTAGGTAAGTGGAATTTATATGAACCTTATTTGAAAGAAGTATCATTTGGTGATAATAATTACGAAAATGATAACGCATTTATTGAATATAATTTACAAATAGGTTATATGTGGGCAGTATATACCTCGTATATGCATGACGACCCAAAGAAACACGGAGTATAAATGAGAAATAACCAAGATAGATTGGGTGGAGCACATCTCCCTCAATCAGAAGCCCCACAGACAGATGGTGGGCTTTCGTTCGTCGTTCCAACAGAGCATGTAGAATTACCATCCAAAGGTCTTTATTATTCGCCAAATCATCCTCTACATGGCAAAGAAACTATTGAAATTCGCTTTATGACAGCAAAAGATGAAGATACTTTAACATCAAAGAGTCTTATTAAAAAAGGTGTTGTAATTGATAAACTTATTGCTGACTTGGTAATTGATAAGCAAATTAGAACTGAATCATTATTGATTGGTGATAGAAATGCTATTATAGTTGCAGCAAGAATTTCTGGTTATGGCCCAGATTATGACACCAAAGTTAATTGTCCTTCTTGTTCAAAAGCACAAGAATATTCATTTGATTTACAAAACCCAAATGTAAATTATGCTCTAGACACAGAAGCTTTAGAGAATCTTGGAGTAACACAAACAGAAGACGGATTAATGCATCTTGTTCTTCCAATGAGCAAAGTCAAGATTTCATTTAAACTTCCAACAGGTCGTGAAGAAAGATTCCTAGTTGAGAAGCTTACATCAAAAACTATAGTTCAAAATGAAACAAATGCGACAGACGTTCTTCGACTAATGATTGTAGCTGTCAACGATGTGGCAGATAGACAACAAGTAGAGCAATTAATTGCCAACCTTCCAGCAAGAGATTCAATTTATTTTAAGAAATTAGTTAAGATGGTTACTCCAAACGTATCTTACAATAACTCATTTGAGTGCCGTTTCTGTGGCTTTGATACAGAGATGGAGGTGCCGTTTACAGCGGACTTTTTTTGGGTTAACCGATAAGTATCACGAATCGATATATGAGGAAATGTTTATCCTCAAATATCATGGTGGTTGGTCTTTTATAGAAGTTTACAATCTTCCAATTCAATTAAGACATTGGTTTACAAAGAGATTGGCAAAACAATTTGAAGACGAAAAAAAGCAATACGACGAAGCTAATAAAAAGTAATTTAAAAGACAGGGGTAAAAACCCTGTCTTTTTCTATTTATATGTATGAGTATTAGAAATTACATGACAGACAATCTTAAACCTGTTAGATTAATCCTAGACCCACAGGAGCGTCTAATGGAAAACTTCAATCCTTATGATATGGCTAATTCTATCCGTCAAGTTGTTGCAGCACTTTCGGGCATGGGACCAATACCAAATATTTCAGTTTCTGGTTCTCCAGCACAAATTGGTTCCTTTGTAGAACTAATTGCTCGCGAGAAAAGACTATATGATGCTTACGTTAATCATGGCCTTAATGACCCACGCACACATCAAAACCAAGCACAACTTAAGTTTGCAGCAGCACAATTTGAAAGAGATACTGGTATCAAGTATCCATTTACAGGATATTAAAAAGGAAACACCCATTAGATGGCATTAGATTTAACAGCAGAAGAACTTGCTAGAGTAGCTGCCCTAATGGGTGATACGGAAAGAATTTCTATAAAATTAACAGATTCTATTACTAGATTAAATCAAGAGATTGAAAAAGGTCATGAAGTTTATAAAAATCGTCATGACTTATTACAAGCTGAAGTTCAACTTCAAGAACAAGCATTGCAAAAAGCTCAAGCAGAATTAGAATTTGTTAAACAATCACAAACAGTCAGACTAGGTACAATCGGTATCTTGCAAGAAGAAGTAGCTGCAATAACCAGTTTAAACGCGACCCGCGCAACAGACTTGGCAACTATAGAATCTGAAATTGCTGCTCTTGAAGCATTATCTACACGTACTACTGACCAAATTAAAGAATTAAATCGCTTAACGCAGTCACGCGAAGAATATAATAAAGCAATAGAAGAAGGTGGAAAAAAACTTGATGCAGCCAATAAGTCGCTGCAAATTGCAAGCGATTTGGAGATGGAAATTATCAGAAGTAATGAAGAACTAATTAAACAAGAAAAAGAAAAGCAATTATTAGACAAACAACGCGATGTTTCTATCACATCACTTTCAAATTCTTTAAAAGGACAGTTTCAAACTACTGCTGGTTTAACAGAACAATATAATCATTTAGCAGTTTCATTGATTGGAAACGGCGGCGCGATGGGCTTCTTAACAGGGGTTGCTAAAGCTGCAACAGGCGCGTTCACGGCCATGTTTAATCCAGTTACTTTATTAGGTTCAGCCCTATTCCATGCTTGGTCCAAATTTCAACAATTCTATGATACAATAGCTAAATTGGGTAGAGAACTTGGAACAACTGTAACTTCTGGCTTCAATGCTGCCGCTGCTGCTGGTAATCGCCTTGGTATTGATGCTGGCGCGCAAACAGCAACTGTTAACTCTTTGGCTAGTGCGTATGTCAATCTAGGAAATAAACAAAGAGAACAAACAACAGAGCTTTTAGTGGCTTCATATCAAATGCAAAAATTTGGAATTGGTGCTAGCGAAAGCGTTACGATTCTTTCCGCATTTGACCGTTCTTTAGGTTATTCTACACAATCATCAGTAGAAATGTCCACAGCCCTTGTGCATACTGCAAGAAGCCTTGGTTTAACAGCAGAAGCAGTTAAAGGCTTGGCAACCAATATGAATACATTTGTTGTATATGGCTCTCAAGCAAATGAAGTAATGAAAGATACACTAGAGGTTTCATCTAAATTTGGAATCGGAGCAGATGCAATTGCCAAGTTTGGAGACAAGCTAGATTCATTAGACGCCTCGCTAACCCTCTCCAGAACGCTTGCAAGAGACTTTGGTGTAGCAATAGACCATATCGCATTGATGAGAGCAAATCCAGCAGAGAAGATGGAAATGCTCGCAAAAGCAATGCAAAATGTAAATATCCATACTGATGCGGGAAGATTTAGAATTCGTAATCTTGCTGATAGTATGGGCATGACTGCACAACAAACCATG